CTATTTGGTTAAGCATTCTATTTACTTTTGGAAAATTTGGAGTCTGATCTATAAAAATAAAACTAGCTTTACCCATATTGTTATTAGTCAATATTTCAACAGTTAGTTCAGTTATCACAAAATCTATTTCGTTACTCATACTTCACAATATAGATATTTAAGATTAAATTAAATTACTTTTTACGGAATATCTGAGTACCTTTAATTCCAAAAATACTCGCACATACTAAAATCCACAAATTAGTGAACCAACTTGGAAGTGCTTGGAAATGTTCAAAGAATAAATTAATCTTTGCCATAGCTTCAGGATCGTCTGACCAAACTCCATATGCGAGTACCAAGATGGGCAACGTGAGGATTAATAAAACAATCTCGTCTTTGTAGTCGTTTTGTCTAGCTTCTAAAAGTTTGCCTTGATATGCTTCCTCTCCTTTAGCCATTTTTTCTGCGTGGAGATATTGTGCGTCTGCCATACGCATTTTAGTTTCTGCTCTTTTTTTATAGATATGGCTACCAGCACTTATTGCCATTTTAATTGCACTAAACCACATTATTCTAACTCCTTTAATAATTCACAGTAATGAATGACTTTATCTATATCTTCTTTACCATTTTTTTTATCATAACGACAGATGTACTTAATAACATTACCTTGAATAAAACTAAGCTTGTTAGCTGTAATAAATTCAATAGGTTGTATTTTAAAATCTTTATAGTGTTGGGTGCTACCCACTTGCCTATCTAAAGCCCTCTCCGTTGCTCTCTCGCCTTTTAAAGCATACTTTCCACAGCATTTCTTCTTCATACTATCTTACCAATCCATTTACCATTAGCATCAAGCAACATAGGATAAAGCTTAGGTTGTCCGTCAATTATAGCACCTGTTCCTATAACAAATCTTGATCTATGGTTTTTAGTATATAAAAAATTGTAGCTTGATTGTTTTGTTAAACACCCAAATTGTGCTGACCATATAAGGTTATCAGGATTACTAAAATATTGTATGTTAAATTTACTATGAAAATGGAATTGCACACAATTAAGTCCATATTGCATTGCAAGTTTAATACCATCTGCTGTCATTCCGTGAGTGAAGAAACATTTAGAACCATCACTTAAAGTAAGGTTTAAATCTTCAACCCATACCCAACCTTTATCAACTTCTAAAAATTCGTTATACGATCTTAAATATGCTCTTGGCATTCCGTGTTTTAAAGCTTTTCTATAAATTAAAGATGAGTGATTTGAATGTAGAATTAACATCTTTGGAAAGATTTTTTTTAATTGCCAAATATATTTTTTAGATTGTCTTAATTCATCACCAGCACTAGGGAGATCAGGGTCAGAATCGTGGAACGACAAGGCGTGTTTATCTAATTCATCACCACCGCAGACCACTAAATCAGGTTTAATTTTTTTCTTTAATGCTTTTAAGAAATCAAAAGCTTGTGGGTGGTGTGCTGGAATATGTAAATCACTAACACAAAGTATTTTTCTATATCTCATACAAGTTTTACTTGTACTATTAATTTGAAATAATGTAAAGGAATTGGGAAACTACTGCTAAACCTACACCACAAATTAC